CGACTTTTAGATAAAAGTTTTTTACATCTTCAATACTTCCTTCTGCAAAATAGGTGTTGTATTGTTTTACCGCTTGTTCTACTTTGTATTCTCCATACTCTATAAAGTCTGCGGTTGGTATAAACTTGCCTAATACTTTAGTTACTTTATCTATTACATAAAATTCTAAAGGTTTACCAAATAATTGTTGATATAAGTACGCTTGACTATCGTAATTATAAGAACGACAGCTGTATTTAAAACGAGAAATATCACTTGTAGTTTTTATATCAATTACTTTATCTTTTGTAATTATATCCGCTTTTCCTTTCCACATTGCGCCTTTGATTTTTTTGACAGCGGGGTGTTCAAAAACATTTCCTTCTTTATAAATATCCATAGCGAAATCAAAATTCCTTAACATTACCTCTTTTAATTCTTGTATCTCTACTCTTTCTTTTTCGAGTAGCAACACATCAACACCGCTCTCTTCAATCTTTTCTTTATATAATTTAGTATTTCTACTACTTGCAACTACGAATTGCCACCCTTCACATTTCTCTGGCTCTAATAAAAGCTGATGAAAGAATCTTCCATAAAGAAAGTTTTTATTATCAGGTCTAGGTTGATGAAATTTTAAAGGGTTATGAAGTAAATCACATATATCGGAGTTGGATAAATATTTCTTTCCTATCCCGTTATAATATTCATTATCGTTTTTTAGTTTTTGTACTATTTCCATTTTTTAGTTTGTTTGAAATTTTAGTTTTAACTTCTTCTGTTATATTATAATTATTGTCTTTTAAAAATGCTACAATAAATTTCATTGTTTTTTGTTCTTTCGGCAATGCGCTAACCCATTTCATAAAAGCTACAATATCGACATCTTTCACGGTAAACTTGGTTTCAGGATTTTGGTTTGCGATGGCGTTTTTAACTTCTTCCGCAGATGCTACTGCCGTATCTAGTCCAATACCAAAGTTAGCTAATGCTCTTCCCCACGCACTCGTTTCACAATTTTCTACATAAGAAGTTTTGTTTATAAAAGTACTTCCCTTTTCTTCCTCTGCTAATCCTGTCGCTAGTACATTATCATTCTCATCTATTACTGAAGCCATAATTAAAATTGATGATTCTGTCTTGTCAATTACTTCAGATACTAAAGAATAGTTAGGGTAGGTGGCTCTGAAAAACTTTAGTCTTTCGTTTACCTCTACATATTCTTTGCCTTTAATTTTTATTGATTTTAATTTTGTTGTCATTTGTTTGTTGTTTAATTATTTTATTTAATTTCTTATTAACCTTACTATAAGAATTCATTATTCTTTCTCTGGATGCCTTTAAGTTCATTATATGCTTGGCATTTTTTCTCGTATTAACTTCCCTCTTTATATTGCTCTCAATCATTTCTAGTTTTCTACGATAATTAGACAAAGATAAGACATACACTCCAATTTTCCAACCTTTATCATAAAACATTTCATATTGTTCAGGGGTTATTTCTCTATAAAAATCTCCCCCCATTGTCGTATTATGAATGATGGTATGTTCCGTTGCTCTTTCTTGCTCTATGCGTATACCTGACAAGATTCGTGCCTCAAAATCATCCCCATCTAAGACGGCAGAAAATTCATCTTCCTTTGCTTGATTAAATATATCTATTAAAGAGTAACACATTCTTGAATTCTATCGGTAATCGTTTTATAATCATCATCTTTGTTCATCATTTCTTTTACCACGCCTATCCCGTGCAGGATAGAAGAATGGCTAACTTTATATCCATTCTTGGTTAAATACTCTTGGATATATCCTAGTCTAATTTGTCTATCCATACATCCATAATATAACAGGTGTCTAGCATCTACTACTCTTCTTTCTTTAGTTTTAGTAAAGAGTTGCTCCCTACTAATATCATACAGAGAACATACATTCTCCGCTATTTGATTAAATATTGGTTCTTTCATTTATCTTTTTTTTATTCATTATTTTCTCCCACTGGTCTCGGTTGCGGAGAGTTTTTTTTAATTGATTGACCGCACAATTAAGATTATGCATTAAATCATCTATCGTTTTTTCTTTTCTTATTTCACTCATTGTTTGTTGTTTGTGGTTGTAAAAAAAACAGAGAGGAAGCAATTCCAATAAGTTTAGTTGGTAAAATTACCACTCCCTCTCTATTTAAAAACTATTATGAAAACACTTCGCTAATATATGGAATGTTTATAGATTGTGCAAATTATTTCTGACTTTTTAATTTCTCAACTTCAAATTCTAGATGGGCGATTGCTTTGGTAAGACATTCTATTCCCCCATCTTCGTGCTTTCTTTTAGAGCGTAAGCAGTAAGTTACTGCTGACCCTACATTGTAGGAGCAGTCAAAGTCGCTGACGACATATCTTGCTTGATACTTTCCTGTTCTTTCCGTATTCCCTATATAATAATCAGGTACTCGTGAGTCTTGTGGTAGGGTGGTCGACCGATTTCTGTCCGTGTCGTACCAATAGTGGCTTTTTGGAGGCATTCTAAAAACTTAATAATAAATCTTGTGCTATTCTTTCAAAAATAGCTTTTTCTAAACCTTTCAAATCTAGAGACACCTCTAGGTCTTTATTATAATGTAAAGCATAATGCTTTTCAGGTAGAAGCTGAATAACAAACCCCCCTGCATATCTCACAACTTCCTCTGCGTTGGGCAAAATGATTAGTCCCGTAGATAAAACACTCATATCGTGTTCTCTATACATAGATAGGTAAGTTTCAGTGGTCATTAATTGTCCTGTGCTTCTGAATGTAGTTAGACTCATTTTCTTCTTGTCTAGGGCTTGTTGTAGTTTTTGAATTATTTTTTTTCGTGCTGACTTCATACTTTTTTCTAAAAGTATTTCTGCTGATAGCAGTCTTAATTTCTTTTCTTCCATTGTAATAAATTTTAGTTTAAATATAGTGTAAATATAGTGTAAATTATTGACACGCTAAAATTTCCGTGCCTTTAAAATACCAATGTCCATCAATCTTTACTTTGCTGATGGAGGTGATATCAAATTTTTTTCTCCGCTCCTCCCTAGCTATATCTTTTCTTCTAGTTTTGACTAACGCTTTCTCTAATTTTTTGATGCGTCTTTTCATTTCTAACCTTTCGGTTATTAATTCTGCTTTTCTTTCTAATTCCATAACATTGCTAGTATTAAAGTTAACACCATACCTATATAAGATATGGCTAACATTTTCATTTTGTCTTCGTATCTTTTATTTCTCATTTTTTTTAATTTATATTTTGACATATCATTTTTAATTCCTCTCGAAATTTTTGGTAGTCCCTCCGTTGTTTTAATTCCTTTACTATCCTACGGGTATGCTTGAGGTAGTAGGTTTACATCTTTCCATCATATCCCAGTAGTAGTCATACCACTTATCAAATATTTTCTGTGCCAGTGGAGTCCAGATGGTATGAGTTCCCTTGTCAATTTTTGTTTCATCAAAGGTAAAACCCCCTGCTTCCATTACATCATTAGTTCTGCGGTGCGCTAGTGTAGTGCAAAGTTCTGTTTGGTTTATTTCTACAATCATTTTATTATTTGTTTGGTTAGATGCGAGGAGCAGATTCGAACTGCTGACCTTGAGTTTATGAGACTCACGAGCTGACCACTGCTCTACCTCGCAATAAAACAAGAAAGGAAGCACGACATATAGCTTCCTTTTACTAAACTGGTTGCTCCTAGTTTAAACTTGTTGAGAGTATCATCCTTTAGGATTATTCCAATGCGCACTTGGTTATCCTCTAGGAATTTGTTATCTCTCATAAGGACGATAGAAGTGCGTTCTTAACTTTCGCCCTTAATATTAGACAAATATACAACATTATTTAGACATAGCCAAATTTATGTTGCTTTTTTTTTTAGTCGTCTACGACTAATCTCTTTCAAGTCGCTCTTCATCCATCCGCATTTCTGCTCTTGCCTCTCTTTCTGAAATATCGTACTCGTATTTCTCAACAATCTCACATTCATCATCACAACAACCACATATATAGTCGGCTTCAGTTTCTTCGTCTCTTGCTTCCCAGTATTCTGCTCCGCAACAATGACTGACCATTTCTTCATAGTCAGGGGTTGCTAATTTCCAATCATCATAATTCATAATTATTTATTTATTTAAAGTTTTCTTTATATTCCTCGTCTCCGTCAGCATAAGCACACGCCTCAGCGTCTACATTATTATGCACTTTTGACACATATTCTCCGTATAATCTCCACCATTCCAATTCATCTTTTGCCTTAATTCCTGTCAAGTGTCTTATAAGTCTATCAAGCCCATTCACTACGCCTTTGTGTTCAGCAAAGGTATGGCTATCATTTACCCATTCCTTATCTTCCTTTATATCTTTTGCGATATTTTTAATTTGTTCTATTGTTATCATAATTATTCGTTTAAAAATTTTACATAGTCTTTGTGTTCCTTAAGAAAATTATCTTTGTAATTTTTATCACTCATTGCCTTTGCTAATTCTTCTATCCACATTTCGTGAGACATTTTGCAATTATCTATATCCACTTCATAATAGTGGATTAGTTTTTCAATAAGTTTAATTCTATTGCTACCCATATAACCAAATTGATTAACATAGTGTTTTAATGTTGTCCACTCTATATCAAAGTCAGACAATTTCTCGTATTCTTCTTTATCTCGTGTTGAGTTATTGTCCACTAACCACTTGTCAGGGTCGGTAGTTATATCAACAATATAAGTTCTTCCTGTTCCTTCTGTGTATCGTATGATTGCTATTTTCATAATTATTTAGTTTTAGATTATATTTATTTGTGTATATATTTCTACCCAGTCATAGTAAGACCCCCATTCAGAATGTATTGTTCCATCCTCGCCTACTGCTACTATAAAGGCGGGTGTGTCTGTGTATCCATCTTCATCAACAAGCCCCTCTACAAAGCTCGTGATAGTTCGCACTGCTTCATATTCAGGGTACCACTTTAACCAGTCTCCTTTATATATTATTATTTTCTCTTGCTCTGACTCTACCCCTAAAATTTTTGTTAGTTGTAGCGGAGTATTTTCATAGGTTTCTCCCAAGTTTAATTGTTCAAAGTCTTTTCGTTTGTTTGTAGGTATACCTATATATACCTGACTTCTATATCCCATAGTTGTTTGTTTTTAATTAGTAAAATATCCATATTGATAAGTAAAATAATATACTTAACACCATTAAAAATATTACGCCTTGTAATATCTCAAATGGATTTTCTTTGATTTGTTTTAATAGTTCTTTCATAATTATAATTCTTCGATTTCGTTTTGCACTTCATCAATCTTGTCAAGGATTGGTTGAATTAGATTAATAGTTTCGTGGTCATCATCACTTCTTACCAAACTCATTACTTTGCTATACGCTTCATCTAAAATGCTTATTGCCTGTTTTATTTCTTGTGTTTTATTCATAGTTATAGTTATTTAGTTGTTGGTTATATACTTTTTTATATCCTCACTTCTCCATTCTAAACTCTTTTCTATACAATGATTGCTACAAAAAATACTCCCTGTACCATCATCAATAGGGTTGTCTAATCCATCTTCTCCACAATTTTCGCAGTAGTAACTTTCTATTGTAGTTTCGGTAATCTCGTAAACTAATGTATAGTGTTCTTTTCCCTTGTTCCCACAATGCTGACAATCGTATGGGTAATACACATAATCGCCCATACAGACCATTGTGTCGTACTCTATATTTTCGCTTTCGCATTTTGCACATTGTCCTGCACAATTTTTTTCTATTGTTATCATAGTTATTTATTTAATTTTCTAATTTCATAGTCAAAATTATCAACATTATTATACTCTATTTTATTTAGTACTCGTGTTGCTTCTTCGCACCCCTCTACCATTTTACAATCGGCATAGTCAAACAGGATGGTATTTTCTTCTTTGAGTTTGTCTACTTCTGTCTGCAAAGCCTTGACTTGCTCGTGTAAAAAGTCTATTGTTTCTTTCATAATTATTTAGTTTTAAATTTAACTTCAGTAAACAAAGCAGAGGTTATTTACTAACCTCTTGCTCTGAATACATTTCATTACACACACTGCAATGATATTTTTGATTACTGATTTCAGTTTCATCATAGTATACTTCTTCAAAACATATCTGACAATACTTTGCGTTGTCATCTTCTTTGTCTGCAATTACCGACAATGAAGAGAACAAGTCTTTGCGGTCGTGATATGTTGTATATTGTTGAGGTTGGTACTTTTGATAATTAGGTTTCCAATAGTTCCAAGTATTATCTCGCGTATACCTTACATAGTATTTTTCATTCGTATAGTTCTTTTGACTACGATTAAAATATATCCAAGCTGTAATTTTCTTACCGCTCTTCATTGTTATACTTGTCTCTACCCTTTCGTAAAAAGTTGGGTGTCCTTCTAAAGCATCAAGACTTCTAAAGGTGTTATCATCTACTTTATAAACTTCTACCTCTACTTTATGTCCTTTGCCTTTCTCTTCCATTAAATAAGGTAACCCATTAATTATAAGTGGGTATCTATCGGTTGTTGTTCCTTTCCCTACAAATCTTTGATTGATTAATAATCGGTGGTTTCCATAACCTTTTTTTAATGTACCATAAACTGCTACAACATTGTCTTGCAATACATTAGGTTTAGAAAACCAAACCCCATTACGCTTACTCCATAAGTCTTTGTTATAGATTTCGTATTGTCTATTCCTCTTATTGTATGAAACAAATCTAGAATCGTGCTGACCTAGTACTGCTCTTCAGTTGCTACGAGGTATGCCCCCTAGTTCGATAGCTAGTTGTTTGCTATCGCATAAGTCGTGCGACCCATATCCTACTAGAGTTCCATTGTGCATTAGCAGTTCATCTGTGTTTTTCCCACAGATAAAAGGGTGCGTATTTTCTCTATTGATTTTCCCTTTGGTTGCGTATCTAAAATGCGCAATGTATGGTCTATTAGTATTCAATACTTTATAATCCTTTGATTTAAAATATTTTACCTCGTTGGTATCCAGAAAAATTACCCCTAATCCGTGAGGGTTAATTCTTGCAGAATTTTTTAATGTCTCTTGTGAGACTTGCTTGTCTTTCGACTTCACTATTATTATACACATAATTTATTTGTTTGTGAGGTTTAGACTTCCTACTATTGCCTAGTATTGTCCTCTGACCTCTGATTAATTTAGACAAAGATAAGAAAACATTTAGACATAGCCAAACAATTTAGGCGAAATTTGATTTCGTGTATTTTAGAAGACCGCTTTTAAAAGTCTTCTGCTTTATGCGAATTTATGTTTCGTGTAGTTGTGCGAATTTATGTTTCGTGTACTTTATATAATATAGTGTGTGGTGGTGTGTGGTGGTGTGGTGGTGTGTGGCTCTTTCCTGCTCTTGTCGGTAGTTGGGTGTGGAGCAAAAAAAAAGACCGCAAAAAGCGGTCTTAATTTTGGTCGTTAACGACTATTGCATCAACGCATACTAGCCCAAGTTATGAGGTTTTGTCTTAACATTCTTTTTGCTTGTGGTGTTAAAAAGCTGTCTTGAGAACGCTCACTACGATAGATAAATTTTGTTATTTTTTCATCTATTTTATTAGAGACTAACATCTTTTTAAAACTTCTAGACAACACTATTAACTCATTAACTTTTTGCTCATTATTATTATACATAGACAATAAAATCGGCTTAAGTTTCTTCATTAACTTCGCATAAGTACCTCTATCGTTGACAGCATAATCAACAATAATTTGCATTAATTTATACCTATTAATCATTTGTTTTACGCTAGTGAATCGGCTCCATAGTCTAAACTCAAGTAGCTTTCCCCCCGCTTTTTCAAATATTGGTTGGTATTTATTATACGCTGGATTAAATTGTTCGCTTTCCCCCCTCGTTCTAGCATTGGTATTGTTACAACAATACTGATTAGCTAGTCGCTTTCTGTTTAAGGCATAAATAATTGCGGTGTATGGTCTCATCAGTTTATTTAATTCACTAGCGGTATGATTAATACTGCTAATTGTGATATGACCCCCGCACATATACGACCCGCGCCCGTTCATTTCATCAGATTGGCTATACTCCTCCTCAATTAGTTTTTCTGCTTCATACATCAGATTAAACATTTTATTTCGCCATTTGCACTGCGGTACAAGTGGTAAAATATTTGTGATTGCTTCTAGTCCGCAAGACCCATCTCGTTCAATTCCTTTCATTAAATAACAAAATTCATTTAGTGATGACCCTGTCAAAACTTCTCTTGAAATTCTTGACTTTTCAACTTCCATACCTATTGTAAAAATAGATTTATGAATTACTTCATAAGGAAGAGCAGAGGTTTGAGTAGTGCGAATATTATTCTCTCTTTGTCTGCGGTTAAGCCCTTTCAAATCTATTTCAAAAGGTGTTGACGCGTAATTTTCCGCGTTCGGTGATTGTTGGTAACCTTGTACGATAGTTCTAGAGACACTGCGCCCATTTCTGTTGGTCGCTTCGCGCTCTAGTGTATCGTATTTTTTACCTATAAAATTTCTCATTTGTGTGTGTGTTTTAAGTTAATATTTAAATTGAATTATTGTTAAAATTGTCGGTATCAACCCCAGTTAGAACAGATACTCCCGCTAATTGAGATGCTAAAAATTGCATAGCTTTAACAATTTCATCTTGTTCATTTTTGCTTGTTAAGGTTAGATTTTCATCAATTCTAACTGCGATATTGCGCTCCGCGTTCTGCTCTACTTCTTTTATCTTAAAAGCCAGTGTGAAAATTGTCGGTATTGTCGCGCTAACTTCTTCTGTTGAATCAGTGTTTAACCCTTTAACATATTTGTTAAAATTGTCAATACTTCTAGACACTTTTTTTCCGCTTTCCTCTTCTTCTGTACATTTATTCAGAAAATTAGTCAATGCTTCTGAATTCTCTTGAGTATGCTTGTGCGCTTTAATCATTCTGTTCATTTGACTTTGTCTAACTGAAAAGAATTTTAAGCTCATTTCTTCAATACTCCATTTTTCAAGGTCAAACTCTTCAAAAATACGCGTTGTTTGTGGCTTTTTTAACCACTTTTTACACTCAATAGCTAGTTTCCCTTGCTGAATTTTAGCTGTTAATTTCTCGCTCTGTGCTTCGTTTAGCATTTGTGCTAAATCTGTTAATTCGCCTAGTAAATTAAAACCCCTTGCAGAGTCTAACATTTGGCGTTCAATGTTTAATAAATTTCTCATTTTGTTTATTTTTTGAGATTAATATATTCTGTTTCTGTCTTTTGACTTCATCAGCTAGAGCATACACTCTAGAACAGGAGCAGTTTAAAAACTTACTCAGGTTTTTCATTTTAATATAAATTATTATAGTTGATTTTATACTCTGTTGCTAACCTTAAGCAGTGAGCAGATATATGATTATAAAAATTCTCGTGAATTTTGTCTGTCTCTTTCTGTGTCAAAACTGCGGTTTCGTGTACTCTTTTAGCTAGTTTAGTAATATCATAGTAATACAGAGGTATATCAATTGCGCCCCCTTGTAACCAGTTTGCAACTCTTTCGTGTAACATTGGGTGCCTTAACTTGTTATTTTTATAGTTAAATTCCTTGTCAAATCTCTCTAACATTGTTATTAGTTTTTCTCTGTTAGTATCGCCAAAACTATCGTCTAGCATTTTAAAGATTTCAACAGCAATATTTTCTCTGTATTGCTTCGTGTTTGTGTTTAATAAATTTGTGTTTCTCATTTTGTTTATTTTTTTATGAGGTTTTACGAGCATTATTGCTCTAAATACTTGCCTAATATTCTGCGTTTTTACTCTGTAAAATTTCGAGCTTGTTCGCTTGTTGTCTATTAGTTTTGCATTCATAGTTTAAATATAATCTATTTACACGAGATAAACACTATAAAAACAGCGTTTTTTTTAGTCGTTAACGACCAATTAATTATATTGTGTGTAATTGTTTAGTAATCAATTAGTTAGGTTGTCGCTGTTCTGGTAGTTTTATTAGCGTTTGTTTTAGTGTGTGGAGCTGTTACCTTTTATCTGTCCTTAAGCAGTATAAAAGTTTAATTTTGTCTAGTAATTACAAGAATAAAAGACCTTCCCCCATAACAACAGAGGTAATTCAGGTTAAACGATAAACAAACAGCGTTAAACAGAAGAACATCAACAAAGGTTATCCCCTCGAGTAGTACCCTATTTTAAAAAGCTAAAAAAATCTAAATAAAAACAGAAAAAACAACCCCCCACCCAGAGAAAAAAAAGTCATTTTCTTTTCCCAATCGCAACCGTGTCGGGGGTGGGCACCTACAATCTCAACTTATCTCATAAATTTTTGTATCTTTACAAAAAAATATGTTATGGCAAAGTATAATCAAAAACCGAAACAACCAAGTACAAATAACTACGTAGATGGGTTGATGATACGAGACGGAAGACTTATCAATCTGCGTCCTCCAGGGGTATCAGGAATAGAGCAAGCTTCTATGTATAGAAAAGAAATGAAAAAGCAATATAAGATTGACACGATTGCTGATGGCATTGAAAGAGCGAAGATGAGAATGGATGGAGATAGAAATATATACGAGTGGTAAAGAATTAGTTTGTTTGTTTGTTTGTTGAAAAAAGGGGATAGCATCAGTTATTCCTTTTTTTTATGTCGATTAATTAATAATTATGTTATCTTTATGCCGATATTATGTCGATTTTAAAAACGTAACTATTTGATTTTTAATACTTATGTCGATTATGTCGATTTTTCCTCCAAACTGTAGTGAAAAAAAATTTTATAAAAGACGTATATAATATATATATAATAGAGAAAGTAAAATATGACATACAATAAAATAGAATTTTTAGAAATGTTAGCAGACTTAGGCTTGACCGAACAAGAGCTTGCGGACATATCCGAGAGTGGAGAAGTAGTCAAGTTTAAAACCTTAACGGTAAAGAGAAAGAAATCCAAGATACACGGCTACGGAATGTTTGCTCAAGTTGATTTGGAACAAGGGGACATTATAGGATTAGCCTCCGTCAATGCAATACATAAAACTTATCTAGGTAGGTATACCAATCACTCACATAATCCTAACATTGATTTTTTATATTTACAGAATTATGATTTAATAGGCGTGGCCAAGCAACCTATTAAAAAAGGAGAAGAACTGTTAGTAGATTATAGAAATCATATTTTAACCCCACAGTTTTATAAAATATAATATTGTATATTTGCTTTAAATTAAATTAAATCAAATATGAATCCACCTGTTGGAGGTTACTCCCCTAAAGACCTGAGATTTGGAGAGTCAGGCAGAAACTCATTAATAAACGGAATTACTAAAATTGCCAACGCAGTTAAAAGCACATTAGGGCCACGCGGCCATACCGTGTTAATCGAATCTCCTAATCATACTAAAGGAATTACAATTACTAAAGACGGGGTAACTGTCGCTAAGTCTATTGACTTAATTCATCCTGTAGAAAATTTAGCAGTGCGTATGATGAAAGAAGCAGCTTCTAATACTGCAACTTCCGCAGGAGACGGAACAACTACTGCAATTGTTTTAACTGAAGCTTTAGTAAAAGCTGGTAATGATTTAATAAAGGATACTCATAATAGAACAGAGATATTAAGATGTATCACTAAGTCATTACCCGATATAATTAAAAATCTAAAGACTGCTTCCAAGCCAATAACTAAACGAAGATTAAAAGATGTAGCTATAATATCAGCTAATGGAGATAAAGACATTGGAACTATAATAGCTAAGACATATAATGAGGTAGGTAAAAATGGAATAGTTACAGTAGAGCGTTCAAAAAGTAGTTCTACTTATAATGAGACTACACAGGGAATTAAAATAGAAAGAGGATTTAATTCGGATTTATTTATTAATGACCAAAAGAAAGATGAGTGCATAATGGAAGATGTACATATATTAGTATCGGATGCTCCCGTAGAAAATATATTAAATATTGAGAATATATTAAAACCTATTATTACCGAAAACAAAAGATTGCTTTTAATTTGCCCTACAAGTGATAATGTATTAAATACATTAGCTGCTAACGTAATGAAAAAGAAACTTAATGTATGTAATATTAATCCTCCACAGTTTGGATACAAGCAACACGAGTTAATGCAAGACATAGCTATCTCGGTTAATGCAAAATATTTTTCAGAAAAAACTGGAGATGATTTAAGTTTAATGAACTTTAATGACTTGGGTCACGCTGCCAAGGTGATAGTTGGTAGAGACTCTACAGTCATTATTAAAGACCCTGAGGTTACAGATGCTGATGTAGAGGAAAGAGTTAAACAACTCTGGGATGCTCATAAACTTGCATCCACTAAACAAGATAAAGAGTTTATCCTATCTCGAATCGCATCTTTAACTGGGGGTATAGGTGTAATATATGTAGGAGGTCAGACCGATATAGAACAAAAAGAATTATATGATAGAGTAGATGATGCAGTATGTGCTGTTCGGTCAGCTTTAACCGAAGGGATATTACCTGGAGCTGGTACCGCTTTGTATAATATTGGAAAGCTATTTACCCGAAGAGCAGAACTCACTACCGAAAATTCCGAAAAAATTGCTGACGCAATTTTAGGAACAGCATTACAATCTCCCTTAAAACAAATCCTTGCAAATGCTGGATTAGAAGATAAAGAAGTATATAAAGATATTGACAACCCTAGACACGGCTATGATGTGAAGAACGAAACCTATGGAGACTTATTAGAGCTAGGAGTCATAGACCCTTTGAAAGTTACCAAGCACGCTTTACAAAATGCAGTATCGGTAGCTACAACTATATTAAGTACTAATGCTATTATTACAATGGCCAGAACATACGAAACAGATGAAGCCTCTAAATAAATATATTGCTATTGATATTATAGACGAAGAGATTACTACCGAGTCAGGATTAATATTATCTGATAAAGACGCTGATGCTCTTAGGTATAAAAAAGCTAGAGTAGTTGCTCCTGGAACAGAAGTGAATACTTTAAAAAAAGATGATGTAATTTATTTTGATAGTAGGTCAGGCTATACTTTATTAATAGACAACTCTCCTTTAACTGTAATTAGTGAGAGAGACGTTGTTGTTGTTTTATAGCTTTATTCATTTCTTTAATAAAATTTTTATAAACCTTATCCGTATAAGAAACATTTCTATGAAATATAGGATTATGTTCTGATGAAGGTATCTCATCTCCGTTTAATTTTTTATATATAGAATTTACTACCCTCTTACCTTTATAAGACAATTCATATAAAGCTTTGTTTTTTCCTACGCGTTTTCTAAATACCTCAATCCACCCATCCCGTAACAGCCTGTCAAAGCGAGTTACATTCCAGCTTAAAAGTTTATCAAATTCTTTAAACTTATCTTTACTAAAGTAATCTTCGGAATATAAAAACAGAAGCATATCTAAATCTCCAGTGTTGAGCTTATACTTCATTTTAATGTAGTAGCGTATCACTCGCCAGTATTTTAAATAATTAAATTGCATTTTATTAAATTTGTATCTTTGTAAAAATACAAAAATTATGGCAGATACAGATTATAATTATTTAGAGGAATATAAAAAAAAGGCGGCAAAAAATAAAAAGAAGACAAAAGCTCGGAAACCAAGAAAGATATGGGGATTAAAAGGACTAGCTTCTTTTGCCTCTAAATATAAACCAAAGACAAAATAGACCCTAAAATGAGACAAGGAAAATATTAGTATCTTTGTCAGATAATAAATATATAAATTATGGCAAAAGATAAAAATTTTATTCAAAAAGTATTCTCCAGCGCAAAGCGTAGAGGAACCCTCGGAGATTGCACAGGAAAAAAGTTTGGAAGTAAGTCTTGCCCTAAAGGTTCTAAGAAATATAATTTTGCAAAAACAATGCGAAAAATAAATAAGAAAAAATAAATAATTAATAATTAAAATAAATATTATGGCAAAAAAGCAAGGATATAACGCTAGACTAGATGAGTCATTAGGCGGACGACACAGAGGTCATCACTCTCAATCTTTAAAAGATAGAAGAGATGAATCTAAAGCAATGTCTAAAAAAGACTATGGACACGCTTACGGAGCAGACCACGGAATGGAGTACAGAAAAGATGTACACGAGCATTTAGGAAAAATGATTAGAAAATAAGATGGGAAAACTATTAGTAAAATTAGGCTTAAAATTACAGCAGCTTTGGTGTAAATTTAAGTGCTGTTGGAATTGGGTAGTTTCAAAACTTTTATTTAATGTAACTAACTGTCCTTATAAAATGTGTGAATGTAAAGAAGATAAACCTTTTGATATGGGCGAAAACGCTGCGAATCCACAAAATATGGGCGGTATATAAATAATTAAATGAAATTAGACCGAACGAGAATGCCAAGCAGAGGATTGGGAGACTCAATAGAAAAAATAACAAAAGCTACTGGAATAAAAAAAGCAGTAGAGAAAGTAAGTAAAGCAACAGGAAATGATTGTGGGTGTGGGGAAAGACGCGACACTCTTAACAGGATGTTTCCATATAAAAACAATTAAAATATGTATTCAAAAATTCAAGTAAATACTGCTAGCGCACTTGCTGTTATTCCCAGTGATACAGTTAATATTCCTGAACCTGCATCTCAAGTAGTGACGGGTACAGCTGATTTTTCTGTAGCAGGAACCTTAACAGATGTAGGAACCACTTTTACATCGGATGGAATTAATGTTGGTGCAATAGTATATAATACCACAGCAAATAAAGCATATTATGTAGCTTCAGTAGATAGTGATACAGCAATATCACTAAGCCCTTCATCAGCAGGGGGAGCAGCAGATGTTTATGTAATATATAATGAGTCTACTTTAGGAGCATTATTATGGGTAGGAAGTAATGAAGGCACTATGGATGTAGCAAAATCATTTGTAAATGTAAATGTTAAAACGGTAAATAATAGTGAAGTAGTTTTCACTAATGCTCCAGTAGGAGAGTATTTGCCAGTTCAAGTTACAATGCTAAAAGATACGACCACTTCATCAGCTGCTAAAAATAACTGTTTAGCACTAAGTTAGAAAGATGGCACAGCAAATAGGAGAAGATACAAAAGTCACCCTTGACCTTAAAACTATCGGTATGATAGTTGGCTTTACAATCTCCTTATGTAGTATGTATTTTATATTACAAGCTGATATTGCTAAGGCTATGGAAATGCCCAAACCCGAAGTAACTAAAACAGAATTTACTTATAAAGACCAAATAATTCGTGACGCTATTATGACAACTCAAGAAGATGTTAAAGAAATGAAATCAACTCTTGAAAAATTAGAAGAACGTATATTTGAATTAACCAAAGAAAGATGAAGTTATGGATAGCGATATTACTATTAATACCTACGCTAACATTCTCACAGTCTTATAAAGATGGATTAGTTGTCATTCAATATTCAGCTGATTTCGTTAAGACTCACGAAGTAGATATAGGTGAGCTCAAAGAAGTTGAGTTAATGCGATTATATCTTACTCAACACCCCAAAATTTTTGAAAAAGAAAATATAAAATATTTACCCACTGTGGTACTGTACCATAATGGGAAAACCATTGTACGTATTGAATCGGATATTTCTTTAAAATTACCAGACAATACGTTAACCGAAATACAGTCACATATTAACAAAATAGTAAAACAAAAATTTTAGATGAATAGAAAAGAAAAAACTCAAGAACTGACTAATAAATTTATATTTATTATTGTAGTTGTAATTTTTGCTCTGTTTTGCGTAGCAGCACAAGGGCAAGTAGTACAAGAAAAAAATTTAATAGATGGATTTGAGAAAACCAAAAAGAAAAGTAAATTTTTTAAAAATATATATGAAGATATTTTAAAATATGGAACCATCTACATTGCAGGAAATGTAAATAATCCTTATCAAAAACAATCCATTGATTATGTAGTTAGAACTAATCCTAGTGGAAGTTTATATGATGTGCCTGTTGTAGAAGATGCAACTGAATATCACGAGTTTGATTATAGATATGGATTAGGAATAAGACGTATTGCTAGATTTGATTATGAAAATAAAGAAAAAGCTTATTATGATGGAACAGAAAATAATGTAGCACTATCTTCTCCTACAGCAGCTTTTGATGGATGGGAATATTTATTCCATTGGGAGAAAGAAAGAGAAAGAGGCGAGGTATTTACCAACCATAGATATTTTCTTAGGCATACGGGTAAGTATCACATTGCTAAAATAGAATCACGCGCAGAAGGTAATGTAGGTTTTGAGTATAATTCAGCCGAAGTTAGAGCTAGGCTTCCGATAGGGAAAAAGTTTTCAATATCTGCTGGAGCCATCCTAAGAACACATCAGCAAGCTTTTGGATATAATCCAGTTGAAATATGGCTAAATGAAACTAATGAAAACGGACAAGCTTTAAATCCTTGGTACACTTTAGGATTTGAATATGGTTATGACGATATATATTATACACAACAAGATGCATTAGGAAATAATATATCTGATTGGTATTGGGTAGACCCTGAAGGGAATATAGTAGCCAATACAGATTTAGAGTTTAGAGAAACAGTCTTTGCTGATTTAATGAATCAGTATAATAGAGAACAATGGGCGTTATTAGATGCATTTGCTGAAGTGGCACCTATTGTGGGGGCTGATTATTATATTTACCGTGACAAATTTTGGCTACACAGCTATGTTAATTACATCTTACCCTATCATAAGTATATTAAAGGAGATGAAGCTTTTAGTTATTTAAACAGAAATAATTGGGGGTTAGGAGGTTTAGCTCAAGATTCTTCACTAGAACAATGGGACGACTATCAAGCAGGAATTGTTATGGGATGGAACATTAGTTCAAAACTTGGTATATTTGTAGAAGGAGAATACACGAAGTTTTGGGATACCGAAATTTTTAAATCAACAATAGGATTAAATATTGAATTATGAGCATATTAGGAAAAGGTAAAAAAGGGCGTAAACAAAGAAAGTTAGACGCTATAGAAAGAAAGGAAGAAAAGATTGCAGCTTTAGAGGAAACTTTAGAAACCCCTAGCAAGACTACAGGACAGGGATGGAATCCTGTTAAAGACTATAGCCCTAGTGTTATAAAGGCATCTATAAAGAGAAAACAGACAGCTATTAATAGAAAGAAAAAAAAATTAGGTATTAAAGTATGAGGATAAGTAATCACATTACGTACGCAGAAGCTATTCATTCAAATACAGCTAAAAGAAAAGGGATTGACAACACGCCAAATCCTACACAAGTAGAGGCAATGAAATTGCTAGCCGAAGAAATATTTGAACCTTTAAGAGAATGGGTAGGAGGGCCAATTAAAGTAAATTCGTTTTTTAGGTCTGTTGCTCTTAATGAGGCAATTAGAGGCGTAGCCTCCTCCCAGCATTGTAAAGGTCAAGCAATTGACCTCGATGATGTTTATGGTAGAAAATCCAATGCCGAAATGTTTCATTGGATTAAAGAAAATCTTTGTTTCGACCAGCTTATATGGGAGTTCGGAACGGATATGAACCCTAATTGGATTCACGTTTCTTTCGTCTCAAAAGAAGAGAATAGAAATAGATGTTTAAAGGCTTATAAAGAGCACGGAAAAACAAAATATAAAGTAATATAATGACAGAGAACCAAAACAATAAAGGTAGGGGAGTATCAGGTTTAATATTAACATTAATAGTATTACTAGGTTTTTTATCTAGTTGTACATCTTTAAGACCAGCACCATCGAATACTATAAAAGTCTTAGCTGTAACAGCTGAAGGCGATACTATACAACTTGATGTTAATTCATTAAGACCGAGAGTGTATCAAAATATATACCACACCTATCCTTATTATCATAATTACTGGAGGCCATCTCCTTATTATGATTGGGGTTGGAATAATTATTATTATACTAGACCTAGTGGAACTAGACCTACTAATGTAACTATTCCTAATGTAACTATACCAACTAAACCCTCAGGAACATATAATAAACCTGCTAATACTGGAACAGGCCCATCGTTATCACCAAGTTTAAGTACACC